GTACGTGCGTTTTTCCGGGTCATAGTTTGACGGTACCTGAATGATGCGACCGCGGATATGGTAGTTCACCGTCATCTGCTGACCACCAAACTGCTCCGCATCCACCTGCAGCCCTACAATCGCCGTGTTCGGGTAGCACTGTTTCACATCGATGATTTCGGTGTATGACGACCACAGCGTCTTATTCTGCAGCTGGTCCGTGGTGCTGTCCGCCGTCTCCCTGACCATCCGGATGTTAAAGGGGCGGGGAGGCAGATTATCCAGAATCACCGACGCCAGGTACTGCGAGGTGGTCTTGCCGTTAATGGTGACATCATTTTCCGTCACCCAGTTACCGTTACGCTGCAACTGAATCAGCAGTCGGACAGAAGAGGGATTACGGTCGCCCTTTGAGGTGGTCTCCAACAGTGACTGCACCCCGAAGGTGACCCGCAGGCGGTCAATGTTCGCGGATGTAATGGTGCGCGTCACCGGCTTTGCCTTCGTCACTTCCACGCCCAGTGCGGTTTCAGCTCCGGAGGACTCAAAGCCTTCAGGTGGTGTCTGCTCCTGCTCCCCGGCGTGCCAGACCGCGGTCACACCATGTATCACAGGATTACCGTCCGTGTCCGTCAGCGGGGTTTTGTTCACCAGGATACTCTGCAGCCCCTTCACCGGACCTTCAATCGGCCCTTCACCAATGGCGTCAATCACGCTCATCATCTGCGTGGACTTAAGATTGTCCTTTGCCTCTACCGGCGTGTGCGCCTTGCCGCCCCCTTTACCCACTCTGTCCCCCTCTCCTGTCTGATGTCTGAATCTGTTTATGCCAGAAAACAACAGGCACCCCGGAGGGTGCCTGTGTCATGACGGAATAAGATTTCTGAAACTCTTCACATTTCCGGCAATTGCCTGTAGCCGCAATAATGACGCTGCATTACTTTTTTGATGCCTGAAAAATAACTCCATAACGTTAATCTTCATCGTTCTCTCCCGCAGCTCCGCTAACTCTGCGGGATTTTTTTATTTTCATCCCCGCCCGATAACCACCACTTTCCCGTCTCCGCCCTCATCACGGGTGCTGATGTCCTGGGATATCCGTCGTGAACCAACCAGCATTTCACCGTAAGGCACCGGCATCGGGTTCCCCTGGGCAATCATGTTATCCAGCGAGGAAAAGTACGTGTTCTGTCTGCCGTTATCCGTTGCCCTGTATTCCGGTGTTTTTGCCTTCGGGGCAAGCATCTGAGCCACACCACCCAGTATCATGCTGGCACCCAGTGAAAACAGCATCGTGGTGGCAGAAAAACCGCCGGCACTCAGCGCTGCACCCCAGGCTGCCATCGATGCTCCGGCCGTGAAGAAAGAGCCCACGATGGCCGCCGCCCCCAGCACAATCTGCAGTCCACCCTTTCCGGCCCCGGCCAGTCGCGGCACAATGTGGATGACCGTTCCCTCACCCAGCTGTTCGTGAAGACGGGCGTACACCGCCTCCGGTGCCGTGTCATCACCGGCAATACGTATCTGGTACCAGCCTTCGTTCATCTGACGGCGGAATCCCGGCATCTGCATCGACAGGGCACGGATGGCTTCCGCTGCCGTGTTCACATACAGGCTGAGGCGGCGGCCAAATCGTTGTAAATCCCCGTGAAGGCAGATACGTGCCAGTGGCGGTGACGCCAGGCTGAATGCGTTCGTCGTTGCCATTTTTCGGAATACCTCTCCCGTTTACTCAGTTGTTCAGGCAGATGGTGAAGCAGTTCACCGTTGCCGCAGTAAATGGCGGCATGATTGGCCACCGATGCGCCAAAGCAGCACAGCAGGATATCGCCAGCCTGTGCAGAGGCAGGGAAACCCGGTAAAAGCCTGTGACCGCCATATTGTCCAGGTAAAGGTTCTGACCGTTGCGCCACCAGTCATCCTCACGCTCAAAATCCGGCATATCAATTCCCGCCAGATGGTAGGCATCCCGGAACAGCGTGTAACAGTCCGTCACCCCGTGCTCAAAGCGCCGTCCTGTCAGATGTGGCACACAGCGGAATTTATGAATTTCCCCCCGACAGACCAGCCACCAGGACAGTGCACTTTTTATCTGCAGCCGCCGGTCGGCCTCGCTCAGCCAGGGCAGACCACCGGGATGACTGTGGACCAGTGCCACAATCTCCCCCTGCATTTCTGCCCGCAGCCAGTCCTCCGGCGACATCCGGAAATAATCTTCCGGCTCACCGGAGATATTCACGCAGGGAAAATATCTTTCCCCTTCCGGCGTTCTCACCACGAAGCCGCACGACTCCGCTGGCGCACATCGCCGGGCGTGCGCCAATATATTGCTATAGAGCATGAGAACTCCTGATAAAAACCCAGCCGAAGCTGGGTCATTTCGTTGGCAATCTGTTAGTAGTGATGCGGTGAAGGAGGTAATTCTTTATTCTTAAGTCTCATCCATGCGGAAAGATTCGTTGGTCCGTCTGGCTCATTGATATCAACATCTCGTGTGTGATTAATTAAAACGTCTCTCGCCATTCCAATAACATACGAGAACTCATGACCGTAGTCGTAGCATCTGCCGGAATAGTTCGATTGAATTTGTTTTAGCGCCGGATACAGTTCGCGGAATAATGCCTGTGAGCGGTTGGCATAATCCCATAGCCATGCAAGGCTGTTTGCTTCTTTTGCGGAAAGCTCGTTGGTGCTCTTCTCTTGTTTGCCAATGAATTCACCTTCAAGCACTACCCTGTGGATGTACTCTACGGCAAGCGGGATTTGTTCAATTGAAAGCTCATCAATGCTGTCAATACCAGAACGCTGATGAACCATATTGTATGCATCGTCATTGCGAAGTCCTTTCTTTCCTACCAGCATGTTTACTGCATCGCGTAGCGGTGTTCTTTCCTCAACAATGGTTTTCTTTCCTTTTACATACTCGCCATGTTTGCGAATTGAAGGCAGAACTTCTGCTGTTACCCACTTGCGGAATTTGTGCGGGACTGAACCTTTATTGACTGCATCGCGGCAGCGCAGAACCAATGTATACATACCTGATTCGCTCACAATGCTTAGATTCTGCTCACCACCAAGGGTGTAACTTAAAGTTACTCCCTTTTCATCGTCATCAAGTGCAGTAAGCGCCTTGCGTGAGTTAGTCAAAGCTAAAGCATCACAAACATCTTTAGCTACAAACCACGGCTCACCGCACTTGTTGATGACGCGGATTTCACTGTCGCCGAATTTGAAGATAGTGAAATCGTTTTGTGCCTTTGCTATACTTTTCATGTCAATATTTCCTAAGCCGATTTGTTGATAACGAAGCCCTGACTGTTACAGCAGTTGGGGCTTCAACTTTCTGCTCTATCAGTTATATCTTTCCCTTCGTACACTTCACCTATATTGCTAATGCTGGCAGAACATCCAAGATACTTGTATCTTATGATGTCAAACACGCAGTCACTACACAGCATCCGACCTGTTTCTTTAGAGTAAATGTATGTTTGATCAGCGTCTGATTCGCTAATGCCGCAAAAAACAACATTCTTTACTCATACCGTTATCCCCTCTCTCTTCAGGCTGTCCAGCAATCGCTTAATCACTTGCGTATTTTCATGAAAGGAGATCACTCAATAACTTCCATCGAGATCGGGTAATAACATTTGAACAGATCGCTGAATAACATCGATGGAGATCACTTTTGACTCATTTTGTTATTCAGTGATCTCCATCAATGTTATTGGAACTTCACAGGTGTGTTGATCTGTATCTTTTGCCATTCCGGTAAAGGATACCTATGCCAACAGTTCCAATTTCTATGAGAAAACTTAAAGAAATTCTTAGGCTTAAATACGGTGTTGGACTCAGCCATCGACAAATTGGTCGTAGTCTTGCAATCTCCCCTTCCGTTGTATCCAGATATGCTAATCGGGCGGCTCAACTTGGCATAAAGCAGTGGCCCTTACCTACAGGATGGGATGATACAAAACTAAAACATGCGTTCCTTCAGACCCAGGTTAAGATGAAGAAGCACTCTCTGCCTGACTGGGCTACAGTACACCGGGAACTGCGTAATAAATGCGTGACGCTGCAGCTACTCTGGGAAGAATACTGTGAGCGTAATCCAGGCGGTTTTTACAGCTATAACCATTACTGCCGGATGTACCGTGAATGGCTCAAAACCACTTCACCATCAATGCGTCAGGTACATAAAGCTGGCGAAAAACTTTTCGTTGGATTGGACACCGTCAGTGACGGGCGGGCACTGCTGCCCTTCCCGTTCATCTCAAAACCGCTGCCGTCAATCGGGTATGCCTGATATTCCCGCCCCTGCCAGGTAACCGCCTCCCCTTTTTCATTCAGCTCATTGCAGAAAAAATACCGCTCACCACCCTGCACCGTCAGGTCGATTTCCCAGAGCACCACCCGCGGTGACTGCTCTGATTTAACCGACTCGTTCAGGCTTTCTTCATGAATATTCTGCATCAGTTCACCACCTGCTCAATCGTACAGCTGAAATCACTGTACCGGGCGTTATCCGTGACGCTCCACTCCCGGCACACCACCCTCACCGTCCGGTTATGTTTCGGCGGTCGCCACAAAAAGGCACGGTAACCACCATGCCAGGATAAAAATTCATCCAGCCAGCGCCGGGTTGACTCATCCGTCACCCGGAACACCGCCTGAAACGTCTTCAGTTGAGGATTCAGCCCTGTGGGGCGGCGCTGTTCATAACCGTCACCAAACCGCACCCTCACCACCGACGGCTCCTCACTCACCTGCATCCCTTCACGCGGGACCAGATGCAGCGTTTTTATCTCAGCCACTCAGCATTCCTCCGTCACGTCGCATGGACAGCATCACCGCCTGCACCCGCTGGTCAATCAGCTGCACAAGACTGCCTGCCGCCTCCGGCCCTATCTGTCCGTTAGCCCCGTCATTCTGAATGGCGATGTGGTAGACCGGGGAATACACCAGACCAGCACTGCCGTTCATACTGCCCACCGCGCGTACGCCCAGCGAGCCATCCGCCGCCCGGGTCAGGGGCATAATGGCTTCAGGTCCGGCTTCCCCCATCAGCCCGGCCCCTTTTGCAAACGCAAAGTACGTGGGCGTGTCCACAATGCTGTTGCTGTACGCGCTCAGGTTTGCCGAGGTATACACGCCGCCTTTTGCATTGGCCACCGCTCCGCCCAGCCAGTCACCAATGCTGCCGAGAAATCCTCCCGACACCGGACATACCGTTTGCCGCCGTCTTAATTCCGTTGACAATCGCGGCATTCATAAGAACTTTTGATATTTCCTGCAGCACTGATGAGGCCCAGCTGCGCCATTCCACTTTATTTCCGTTCAGCATCTCCGTGATGTTATTCACCATCCCTGAGATACCCTCCGTCGCAAGCTGTGCTGCCTGTGAGGCGTAATCGGACGCATTATCCACCCAGTTACTGAATCCCTCCTGCAGCCCTTTCTGCCAGTCCGCACGCTGCGCATCCGATTCGGCATAAAAAGTTTCCTGGTCTTTAAGGCGTTCACTCAGATACTGCGCGTTCTGTGCCAGAGCCTGTCTGTAAAAATCCTCACTGATATCCCCGGTCTGATACTGAGACTGAAGGTCCGCATCCTTCTGGCGGAAGCTGTCGCGGATCTGCTGCAACTCCCGCATGCGTTCTCTGGCTCGCTCCCCCTGCCCGTACCCCAGCAGTTCAGCATCATTCGACGCACGCGCAGCCGCATTCTCATTCTTCAGTGTCTCTTCCCGGGATCGCAACTGTTCCCGGATTTTTTGCTGGTCAATCAGGGTCGCGTTACGCAGCAGTTCCTGCTTCTGCATCTCCGTCAGGGTTTTCGGTTCACCCAGCGCTGTCTGGTATTTCAGCTTCGCCAGCTCTGTATTCTGCCCCACCAGTGCCAGTTGCTCTTTCTGCTGCTTCAGCAGCCGGGAAAAACTGTCTTCCGCTTTTTCCGTCTCTGATTTTCCACCCCGGGATTTGGGTTTATTCGCCTCGTTATTGCGCCAGGCTTCCAGGGCATTACTGATATAACGTTGTCTCGCCTCCTGATACGGATCACCCACAAAACCGAGGTCATCCGCCGCATACCCCAGTCGGACACGCTCTTTTTCTTCCCCTTTCAGTCTGGACAGGGCCAGCTCACGCTCTGTTTTTGTCAGGGCACTCTGCTGTTTATCATCCAGGGTGGCCTGCGGCAGCCGTAACGGTACATTCACCAGTCCCTGACGCTGCTGAAGCAGTTCATTCCCCAGCCCCAGCAGACGGTTGAATTCCGTATGCTGACCGTTTCATAACCAGCATGGACTGGTACACCTTATTCTGCTCTGCCGCCTGCTGACGAATTAACGCCACACGACGGTCTTCCAGCCCGGCAAGCACATCCTGAATGGACTGCGCTTTTTCCTGCATCTGTGCCAGACGGGACTGCTCATCGGCAAGCTGCTCTGTTGCCTGAGAAAGCCCTTCCGTTACGGTCTTCACCGATGTCAGATGGTTTATCATGAATCCGTCACCGGTCGTCCAGCCCGGGTTCGCCAGAACATACTGATATCCTGCGATTTTTTCCTGCAGGGATTTCACCCGGCTGGCCTGTTCATCAATCAGCCGGTTCTGCTCTGTCAGCGCCGCCCGTGTTCGTCCTTCATTATCTGAGGCTTCAGGCAAAGACATTGACGGCGTTTTATGCGCGATTTCATCTATCGTCAGTGCATACTGGCGCGCAGACTCCCTGGCCTGCTCCTGATTCTGGTACAGCGTGTACCATGCTGCAGCCCCCAGCATCACCAGTCCGGGTACGCCACCAACCAGCCCCAGCGCACCGCTCATCAGACGTGAGCCCACCGCCGTTGTACTGTTCAGCGCATTCTGGGCGGCGCTTCTGGCAGCAATATTTCTGTTCAGGCGTTCCTGTGTGGCCGCCAGACGGGCCTCTGCAGCAATCTGCATCTCCGTCCCGCGGGCTGCCGCCACGGCCTGCTGAGCACGGTACACGGCTGCCCTTGCCCGCGCCGTGGCAATCTGCGTTCCCCTGAACTGTGCTTCCGCCAGTGCAACTTCATTACGTGCAGCCGTCACAAGTCCTGCCGTGGCAGACATCGCTCCGGAGGCCATATTGCCAAAGTACCGGGCAACCCCGACGGCAACCAGCGCGCCCACGGCTGTTGCCACATTATCAATCTGTCCGGCAACACCGTTCAGCATGCCGGAGAGCGTTTTTGTCACCCCGCTGGCCTCATTCGCACCGCCCACCCAGGCCATAAAGGCGTTTTCCACCTTCGTGATACTACTGGAAACCGTTTCCGGCATGGCCGCATATTCATCACGTAATATCCCCAGCTGGCTGATTAACGCGGGGACCACTTTATCCGCTGTCAGTTTTCCGTCATCCGCCATTGCCTTCAGATCTTTACGGGCCACGCCCATACCCGCAGCCAGTGCACGTACGATCCGGTCACCACTTTCATTGACCGAATTAAACTCCTCACCACGCAATACACCCTGCGCCAGCGCCTGACTGAACTGGGTGATCACCGAGCCCGCCTCTGCCGTACTGGTCACCGGAGATTTTCAGCCCTGTCGAAATGGCCTCCGTCACCTTCAGCACATCATCAGCACTGTAACCATATTCACGCATTGAGGCGGCTGAGCGGGCAAACAGGGCCGCATTATCCGAAAATGCGGTGCCTGTCCGCTGGCTGATATCCATCAGCACTTTCTGTGATGACGCAAATTCATCCGATGACTGCGACGCCTGTTTCAGACGGGCATTCACGGAGCTCCACTCATCCGCCAGCGAAATCAGGCGTCCGGTGGCAAAGGCACCGGCAAACGCACCGGTCATTCCGACAGCCGAAGCGCGGATTTCCGTCAACTGGCTGTGCAGCTCAGCCAGAGCCCGGCGCTGCTCCCTGGCTGCCGCAGCAGCCTGACGTCCGCCATTCTGCAGGGTCCGGTAATATTCACTGCCCATACGGGACGCCCGCTGGATCTCCGACTGGAATGACTGTGAATTTGCCGAAATTTTGATAATCAGTTCACGTAACGTCGCCATTCACCTTTCTCCGGGCAAAAAAAACCTGCCACAGCAGGTTTTCATCATTATTTATGACATTGCTGCAAGGCTCAGCGCGTCTTCCAGCGCCGCAAACGGATCCACCTCCGGCTTATCCTCATCCTCGCCCCAGCAGAGCATGGCGTCCTTCAGTGCAACATTCATCCCCTGTCGCCCCGAAAACCGCTTTCACGATCTGTGCATTACGGATATCCCCGCGCTCATCACCCAGCGGGGATACCCTGTCGAACTCCATCCACATCATCGCCTCGCTCGCACTCAGGCTGTGCCGCAGTTCGGATAAGGTGCGCCCCAGACGGAGCGCAAGTCGCATCAGAAAGCGAATTTCCGGGCGGGCTACTTTTTTCTGGCCGACTCTGCATCAGCGATCAGTTCCAGTGCCTGACGCAGCAACCGGGCATGTACCGGACCATAGACGGCCAGCACCTGCTCACGGTCGTCCGGAGTGAACACCCGTTGCAGGTCAGTATCACACAGGACATCGCAGAACAGCGTCACATCCGCTTCCAGGTTACGGCGGGTTTTCGCCACCACCGACAGGGTATCGTCATCCTCTCCATCACCATTGAGCACTTCCTGCCACAGATACCAGGCCTCTGCCGAAGGCTCCCGCAGCACCACGCTGACATTTCTCCATTCCGGCACCTTCACCGTTTTATGACGGAACCCCGACAGTCTGGCCAGCGCCAGTGTTTTCAGATCTTTTGCCATAAGCCTTATCCGCCCGCACCATTAACCGTTACCGTACACGCATCAGAGGTAATGCTCTGCGGCTGTTCTGCAGAATCCATTACCATGCAGGTATAAGCCCCCTTATCACCTGACTGCGCATTGGCTTTACTGAAAGTGTCAGTAGTCTGTCCCTCGACCGGCTGACCATCCTTCTTCCAGGCGTATTTAT